CGCATTGTTAATCCAGAGGCATTTTCAGACGACCCATTGAGGATGTTACGTGCTGTTCAGTTCGCAAGTCGTTTTGGTTTTACAATTGAACCCAAAACTATGCAAATGATAATTGATAATGCTGATAAGATTAAAGAAATTGCACCTGAGAGAATATTAATTGAACTCGATAAAATTGTCACAAAAGGTAATCCTTTAATTGGTATTCAATTACTTTCATCAACAGGTTTATTTAAGCAGATATTTGGAAATGAAATTAAAGAATCTCAAATAGATCGTAGAGATTTCACCAGTGTTAGAACAATGGCTGAATTCTTATTTCTAATGATGAATGGTGTTGTACAGAATCCAGCAGAATTCTATCTAAATAGATTTGCTACCGAAGATGCTAAAAGAGATAAAACATATAAAGAACTACAGGCATTGGATATTGCATTTAATTCAGATTTAATTGACCAGCAATTAACCCCAGTTAAAGCGAGATCAATAGCACATAATATGTTTAAAATTGCACCACAGACACTTGAAAGTCAAATTCTTCCTCAGATAATTAAGAATGCTGGTCAGGAATTATTGCAAGGTAAATACCCAAAAACAGTTAATGAATTAGCTGTTAATGGTAATGATATTATGCAAAGAGGATTAAAGGGTAAAGCTGTTGGTGATATGCAAAAATCAATGTTAATTAGGATTTATGCTGATAAAATTAGGAATGATAAGGAAGAATTACTATCTTTAATTTCTCAAAAAAACGATGTTATGAAAGAAAGCACTTCTAATGCTTCAACATGGGATATTAATGGTGAAAGTCAACCAATTACTTTTTTTGTTGAAAAATATGATGAATGGAATAATCAAGGTAGTGGTGGGTATAGTGATGCTTCACGTGAATCGGTATTAGAGTTTCTTCAGAACAATTACGAAGATTTCTCAAATGATGAAAAATTGAAGAGAGAATTATATTGGGCATTAACAGATAGAGATTTATTGGGTGAAGAAGCTAAAAGAGTGAGTTATAGTGCTGTTGTTCTTGACGAATCATCAAAAATAAAATTAATTAATTTATTTAAACCAATGATTCCTGAAGGTTGGGAAATTATTGCACATCACATGACAATAAAAATGGGTGCGCTTGATAAAGATACCCAAGAAAAACAAGATATGGAAGATGGTAAATTAATTGAATTAAAAGTTATCGATTATGCCATTGATAATTTAGTAATGGCTGTTGGTGTCGAAGGATACCCAACGACTAACACTAAACCACATATTACACTTGCTGTAAATCGTGCTGATGGTGGTAAACCATTCTTTTCAAATAAATTAACTGAGTGGAGACCATTAGGGTTTCCATTAACCTTAACTGGAAAAGTAACTGAAGTATGAGAAAAGTAAGATTTCTTAAAGAAGAGCAACGTAATAAATTACTTGAAAATTCAGGTGTTAATTCTGTTGGTGGTGTTGATTTAATATCTGTTGATATTCAAGAAGCATATGAAAATGCATTTACATTTGATATATATAGATTTACAGAATTTCTTAATAAGAATTATGATGCTATGAATTCTCTAACGTTCCTATTCAATGGACCTGATTTGGGTTTTCCTGATGAAAATGAATATAAATTTTGGCTTATTGAAAATGGTTTAGATGAGAATATTGCTTATTCAGCAAATTTTTATGATAAAGGATATGCTTTTTTTCGATACTGCATGGATGAAGGTATTAATGATGATGAACTTGTTGATTTCATCAAGTTTATGATACGTCATAATATTAATGATAGTAGTGAGATTGATGAAGAAATGTGGAGTGCATTTAAAGAAGAATATGGTTATGATGATATTCAAGATTTACTTGAACCTGCTGAAGATATGATTAATATACCAGATTTGATGGAATATCTTCAAAGGTATCGTGGTAGAATAGTATTATGTGGTGGTGGAATTAATGAATGTTTTAAGGAAGTAGAAATCGCATTAATGGCACTTGATAAAAATTATAATGTATTAACTAAATACACATATTAATAAAAAATTAAATTATGTCAACGATTAATGAATTGCAAGAACAAATGTATGCTGATGGTTTAAAAGTTGAAGAATATTTTATTAAATTAGCTGAACGAGATGGTTATGATTGTATAAGACCAACAAGGTATCAAGATAGACATGAACATTGGGATGTTAAGATGACTAAAGATAAAAAATCTGCCCTTGTTGATGTTAAAGGATATAAGGAAAGTCATAAGTATGGATTAACTTGGATTGAATTTAAAAATGTTGAAGGTAAAAGAGGTTGGATTAATGGTAAAGCACATGCAATTGCTTTTGAAAGAGAAGATAGATTTGATTTAATTCATAGAGCGAAATTAAAAAAATTCGTTAAGAGTAAAATAGTTAACCCTAATGGTTATGTGTTTATTAAACCAGATGATTTAGTTGAGATAGCATACCATCGATACCGAAGAATGGGTCGAAGGGATATGGTAGTTATAGTACCTTTTGCTGATATTGAACAATTTATAATGACAACAATATATAAGTAATAATGAAAAGATTAGTGATTTTTGACCTTGATGGTACGTTAATGAATACATTTAGTCCAGAAATAGGAAGACCAATGTGGGAAAAGCATTATAATAAACCTTTTCCACATATAGGTTGGTGGGGTCGTAAAGAAAGTTTAGATACCGAAGCATTTGATATCAAACCATTTCCAAATGTATTATCTCAATTAGAGAGAGAGAAAAATATTCCTGATACAAGTGTTATAATCTTAACATCAAGGATGGAAAAATTACGTTCTGAAGTTGAGAATGTTCTTAATTTAAATAATATTGTTGTTGATGATATTATATTAAAAAAAGGTCGTGAGAGTAAAGGTGATGTTATTTTAAAAATTAAAAAATATAACCCAGAACTTAAAGAAATAATTGTGTATGATGATTTTATGGAAAAAGATGCCAGAAAGATTGCAGAATATACAAATATTAATGATCAGTTACCTGATGATGTAGAATATACATTATATTTTGTTGATAATGATAAAATTAGTTTATTAGAATCGAATGATGTTTTATTAAAGATGGTTCATGAAGAATTCGGAAAATTAAATTAACAGTATTTATAATAAAATTTACTATTAATTGTGAGAAAATTAACAACAGATGATATTATAAGAAGAGCAATTGGTGTTCATGGTAATGAATATGATTATTCATTAGTTAATTATATGAATTGTAGAACTAATATTAATATTATTTGTAAAAAACATGGTGTTTTCTCTCAGAATCCAAGACACCATATAGAAAAAAAATCAAAATGTCCAAAATGTAGTAATGAAAAATTATCTAAACAATTTGCATTAACAACTAATGATTTTAAAAAAAGAGCATATAATATTCATGGTGATAATTATGATTATTCAATGGTTAATTATATCAATAGTTTAACAAAAATAAAAATAATTTGTAATAAACATGGGATTTTTAGTCAAAGACCTTTTAATCATTTAAATGGGGCAGGTTGCCCATCATGTAAAGAATCGTTAGGGGAAAGAAAGATTGCTGAATATTTAGAAAACAATAATATTAAATTTCAAAGACAAGTATCGTTTGATGGATTGATTGGGGATAAAAATCCACTATTTTATGATTTTTATCTTCCAAAGTATAAATTAATGATTGAATTTGATGGGATTCAACATAGTAAACCAATTACTTTTTTTGGTGGTATGAAAAAGTTCATAAAACAAAAAAAATACGACAATAAAAAAATTCGTTTTGCCGTTGATGGTGGATATAAATTATTAAAATTAACACATAATGTGTTATCATATATTGAAGAATCATTATTATGTGAACTAAAAAATAATGAAATATTATGTTAAAAAACGGAAGACCATATCATTTACCCCAAATAAATCAACAATATACAACAGTATTACAGAAATTGGATGAGGAAAATGTTGATTTTGAGATGGTTAAATTAGAACCAAGTGAAAATGATGGTATCGAACCATCTCAAAAAATTGTTTATTCGAATGAAATTAGTGGTGTAAATCTTGATGATAATAATCCAATTTGGATTGCAGGGGGGGGGGGATTAAATATTTGTGATGGACATCATCGATATTTTAAAGCAATGTTTGAAAATAAACCAATACTTGCTGTTAAATTAAATATTGATTTTATGGATGCTTGTCGAATCTTAAATAAAATACAAGATATTTACGAATATGAAGAATCACAAGGATTGGAAGAAGTTCAAGTACAGGATGCTATAAATTTTTATGGTGAAGATGAGAATCAGTTTTTAAATTCATTAGAAGAAGATAATCTTAATTCTGAAACTGAAGAAAAACCAAATAAAAACAAAAAAACTGTTATAGGTTATAGAAAAGAACCAATAAATGATAATTCAGTTGTTGGTAATTTCTTTACTGTTGAACCAGTTAGTGGTTGGAATAAATATGAAATTGACTTTGATAATTTATTGGATACATCATCTATGGGTGTAACATATAAAGATGGTCAAGAACCTGTTGATATATTAGCTAAAAGTTGGTTTCCAAACGTAAATTTCGAAAAAATAAGTAAACAATATGATGTTCCTTCAATTAACATAAAAAATAAAGCTGTTGCTGAAAAAGCAATGAAAATGGGTTATGATGGAATAATGTATGATAAAAAAATAATTCAAGGACTAAAATAAATTACGATGAATATATATAGAATTACTAATATTACAAATCTTCTTCCAAAACGTGATAGAAAATTTAATACTGCTGTTAATATTGAATATGTTGACAAAATGATAAAGAAAAGTATTTTGGTAAAACCAAAAGATGATGTATTTTTAAGTGTTCCGATATTACCTTTATCAGTACATAGATTGAGAATCAAAAATCTAATTACTGTTATGACAATTACCCCTCCCGAATTAGGTAGATCAACAAAAAAACCTAAAGTTTCTACCCCAATAAAAATGAAATCAACAAAAAAACCTGTTGTTGATAAAAAAGTAGAAACTGAAAAAGAAAAAGAATCAGATACTATAAAATCAAGCAGAAGAAAATCTTCAAGTTCAAATTCGGATTAGTATGAAACCATATTAAACACACACAAATTGAATGTCGATAGAAATATTGACATTTTTTTTTAATTCCCTTTCATTTTTAAGAACTTTACTGTATTTTTACGTATTTATAATTAATTACATAATATTATAATAATTTATAAATATAAATATGGACGGTAAAATCAGAATATTATTCTACAACCTTGACGGAGCAGGTGTTAATTATTTTAGAACATTAACACCAGCAATGGAACTCGAAAGAAATCATTCGGATGATTTCTTTATTGAAATAAATCCACAAATAGACTTCAATGACCCTAAATATGTTGACTATTTAAAAACATTTCATATAATACACTATCATCGACAGTTTTTGGGTGATACTCAACAAATGTTAAATTTAGCTGCTGAATTAAAGAAATCAGGAACAATTTTAATTGTTGATATTGATGATTATTGGAAATTGCACAAAGATCACCCCTTCTATACTATGGGTAAAGATAAACAAATGCACATCCCAATTTTAGATAATCTAAAACTCGCAGATTATGTTACAACGACAACAGATATTTTTGCTGATGAAATTCGTAAAGTAACTGCTAAAGATAATGTGGAGGTGTTCTACAATAGTATTGACCCTAAATGGATGAAGCAATTTCAAAACAATTGGAAACCAGACCCTGATGGTTTAGTTAGGATTTCGTATATGGCTGGGTCGTCACATATGGGTGATGTTCAACAGCTTCAAGGTGTTATGAATGTTTTATCAAATGACACTGATCTGAAAGGTAAGTTTAAAGTAATTATTGCTGGTTGGGATACTGAAGGTAATACAACTGACATCACATTTAATCAAGATTTTAGAACTGAACTTGAGAAAAAAGGTTTATGGACTCATGATGTTGTGAAAGCAATAAATAAATCTGGTGGTGATGTTGATCAAATACCAAGAATTTCACAAGAAATTAAAGACAAATACAGGGATAAAGTATTCGACAGTAAAAAACGTGATATTAAATCAGAAGAAAGTGTTTATCTTATATATGAAAAGATTTTAACTGATAATCATAGAATGATTGAAAATGCTGATTATCTTCAATGGCTTATGAATTTTGAAAGAAATGTTAAGTATGATGATGAGGGTAATTTTGGTAGACGTTGGACACAAAAAGCAAACACATATGCACAGGTATTGGATGAAAGTGATATAGTGATTGCTCCACTTGCAGATAATGAGTTTAATAGAATGAAATCAAATCTAAAACAGGTTGAATGTTGGACAAGAAAACTTCCTATTGTATGTAGTGATATACCACCATATAATGTTCATGGTAAACACATGGAAAATTGTGTATTAATCCCATCAGTGAAAAATTCACATAAATATTGGAAAAAACATTTAAAAAAATTAATATTAGATGCTGATTTACGTAAACGTTTAGGTGAACAATTATATGAAGATTTTAAAGTCGAATATAATCTTGCTGATGTTACGAAAAAACGTGCAGATTTTTATAAAGCTGTTGTTGGTGAAACATTAAAGGTTGATTAAATAATGAAGAAATTTTTCAAAAATATAATTCTTTGGATTTATTTAAAATTACATAGTGTAATTTTTAAGATAAGTGTTGCATTATTTAATACTGAGGAAGAGATTCTTAAAGCTGACCCAAATAGTTTAGATGAAAGAAATAATCATACGCAAAGAATGCGTAGTCGTAATCAATTATTGGAAAAATTTTATGCTGGTGAAACCGATCAAAAATATGTTAAGGATTATTATGAGATTTTGAAAAAAGCAGATAATTTCATAAAAAAAGCAACACCACATCAAATGGCTATTGCTGCGGATAAATATGGGACGAGTTATGGAATGAAAGACCGTTATGGTAGAAGATATGAACATTATGGTTTCTTTGATGAAAAACATAAACATTCTGGAAAAACTCTTGGTGAGGTAATTGCAAATGAATTTGAGGAAAGACGTACAAAGGATGATGATTTAGAGATTTTATATATCTTTAATAATCACCCAATTGAAGTTGGATTAGCTAAAGTTATGGATGTTGTTAAGAAGAAGGAAGATGCTTCCGATGAGTATGAAGTGCTTGATATGCAAAATAAATCAAAACAATTTAAATTCCCAATAACTGGTGTACGTGATAATGATAAAGCTATAAATAAAATAGAGGAATTATGTGAATTTTTACATGTAAAAAAAATTGGTTTTGAGCATAGACAATTAGAATTTTTTATACCTTTACATTTTAAAACAAATGAACTTACGGATGATTCTGATATTTTTAATGAAATTATTAATATTAAAGAAATTTTTATTCAGGATGATTATGGACAATTAATTGGGTTTGGTATTAATGAATATGTTAAAAGAATAAAATATAATAATACCCATGAAGTATTAAAATTCACTGGAGTTGAAATGCAAATGATGGGACAATAAAACGAAAAATTATGAGCGAATTTTTAGAAAAATTAAAAAAAGCAGCAGATAATGGAGAATTTAATTCTGAAGCTGCAAAAAAGATAACTGAGGTTACTGAACTAGCAGAAACCAAATTTATTGAAAGTGATGATGGTGTTTCATATGTTGACACAACAAATCTCGATAAATTAAAGGATGAGGTCAATAAGAATATTAAACCAGTAACTGAAGAAAAAGCACTTGAACTCAATACTGAGTATGAGGAAAAGATGAAGCAATTGAAAAAAATTGATTCTGCTAATAAACAATTAGCAACATTAATTGATATCGAAGATATGGTAAAAGCAAGTATTGAAGATATGATTGGTTTCACAGATGAACTTGAAGGTAAATTTGAAAAAGAATTTAATGATGAAGACCCAATCTATGCTGATCTTTCCCAGAAAATTGAACAAATTAAATCGAAATATATTATTAATTAAAAACAATTATTTATGTCAAAAATTCAAAAAGCGTCAGAAGATTTAGTAAATCTATTTGATGAGATTAGAGATCAAACAACAATCCCTCATTGGATTATGTTTGAATTATTCAATAATAGTAAACAAAAGGAACTTTATAAAATTAGTAAAACAAATGATGTTACTGAAATTCTTACTGATGGTGTAAATTTTACCGTAGTGTTTAATGAAGAAATATTTGATGGGTTGCCATTAGATATGCAGAAGATGGCAATTGTTGAATGTCTTGCAGGCGTTAGTGTAAGTGATAGTGATGCAATTTCATTGAAAAAAACAAATGTTAATACACATACAGGTGTACTTCAAAAATATGGTCATGAACCAGTAATCATATTACATGAATCAATTAAAAGTCTTTTTGATCAGAAAAAACAAAAAGATGATGAAGAGAAAGCACAAACGAAAGCTAAACGACAAAAAAACTAAAATAATAGTAATTTGTAAACAATTAAAAATCCCGATAAATTAATTATCGGGATTTTTTCTTTATAAGTATTTATAATAAATCAAATATTATGAATACTTATAATATCACTTTTCCTTTTGAGGATAATTATGAAGAAAATAGTTTTTTACTAATGAATCAAACTAGTAAAACAGCTTATAGTAGTAATTTATTATTGTTGTTATTAACTGTAAAGGGTGAAAGATATAATGACCCCGATTATGGGACTGATTTGATTAAATATATATTTGAACCTAATGATGATTTAACTAGTCAAGAGGTTGAGAATGAAATAAAAAACACAGTGTCACTATATATTCCAGAAATTAAAATTAATTCAATATTGTTTAATTGGTTAACTGATGATAATGGGAATGAAATTAGCGAAAATCAATTAAGTGTTGATGTTAAATTTACTTATAACGATGATACACTTAGCGAAGAGGGTAGTCTTAATCTAGTTTTTTAAATAAAAATAAAATATAAATAATACATTATAATGGCAACAGAAACAACGAATATTATTCAATATGGAAGTAGAACTTTTGGGGAAATTAGAACAGATTTAATTTCATATATTAGACAAGCATATCCAGAAGTTCTTAGTGATTTTATGGATTCTAGTGTTGGTGCAATGCTTATTGATTTAAATGCTGGAGTTACTAATAATCTTAGTATTAATACTGATAGGGCATTTCAAGAAACTCAATTAGAGTATGCACAACAAAGAAGTTCAATATTAAATATTGCAAAAAATATGGGTTTCAACATCCCAGCAAAAAGACCAAGTGTTACTGTTGTTGATTTTAGTGTAACAATTCCAGTATTAGGTAATGCTCCAGATAGTAATTATTATCCAGTATTAAATGCTGGTGCACAAATAATTGGTGGGGGTAAAATATTTGAGACACAAGAAAATATTGATTGGAATTCACCATTAAGTAATTTGGGTGACCCTAATCGAAGTATTATACCTGTTTTAGACCCTAATGGTATACCAGTCAGTTATACTGTCACTAAAAGAGAAGTTGTTATAAATGGGAGTACAAGTATTTTTAAAAGGGTTATTAATACTAATGATGTTGTACCATTTTTTCAAATAACATTACCAGATGCAGATATTATTGAAATTGAAAGTGTAATTCTCATGGAAGGTACTTCAATAACAACACCAGAGTATAGTGATTTTTATGACATTACTAAACAATATTTTGAGGTTGATTATTTAGCTCAACAGCGAGTTTTTATCGAAGACCCAAATAGTTCATCTGGAAGTACTAATACTAATAATTTGAAAGTAGGTAAGTGGTTAGATATTACAAAAAAATTCATAAAAGAATTTACACCAAATGGTTTTTGTAAATTAACTTTTGGTTCAGGTGATGCTAATATCGATGCATTTAGAGATGGTTTTTTAAAAGAGGGTGTTAATGATCGATATTTTCTTGAAAATTTTCTAAATGGTACTGCCCTTGGTGAAAAACTGAAAGCTAATTATACGTTATTTGTTAAATATAGAACTGGTGGTGGTATAGCATCTAACATTGGTTCAAACGTATTAACACAACTTGGGTCATATACTTTAAACGTTAATGGTTCACGTCAGGAATATAATCAAAACGTTTATAGGAGTTTAAGAACAACAAATCCAATTCCAGCTATTGGTGGAAATGACGGTTTAAATACTGAACAAATAAGACAATTAACTAAATATAATTTTTCTAGTCAAAATAGAGATGTAATACTTACTGATTATTTAATGCAAACGTATAAGATGCCCGGTAAGTTCGGTTCACCATTTCGTACAAATGTTTTTAAATTAAATAATAAGATTCTAATTTCAATCCTTGGAATTGGTGCTGATGGTAAATTATCAAATACAAGTAATTCTTTATTAAAAACAAACATTAGTGAATATTTATCACAACATAGAATGGTTAATGATTATGTTGAAATTAAAGATAGTAAAATTTATAATTTAGGGTTTGAGATTGATGCATATATCGAAAACATTACCGATAATCAAATTGCAAATAATATAATTTCAGTAGTAAAGACTTATTTTAATATTAATAATAGTGATATGAATCAAGATGTTTTTCTTGGTAGACTTCAGAAAAAAATACTTGATGTTAATGGTGTTGTAAATATAATTAGTATTAAAGTGTTTAATAAAGTTGGTGACCAATATTCAAACAATACTATTGGTCAACAAATTTCAAACACTACTACTGGTGAAATTAAAATTGAAAATAATACAATTTATTCAACAAAAGATTCAATGTTTGAAATTAAATATCCTGAAAAAGATATTAAAGTGTTATTAAGGAAAAGTGTGGAATAAATGGAAATCATAAAAAAAACCATATTGCAAGCAGTTACTACTGGATTAACAGCATGTACTGGAACAACAGGTATGTGTTATGTTATTATACCTAATTTAGATGCAGTATATTATATAAAAATTGGGTTGAAACAAGAAGGACGTGATTTTGGTTTTTTCGACCCGTATGAGGAAACTATAACACCAATAGAAGAAGATGATATTGGTTTATTATAATGGGAGTATAATCTTATGATAACAGGTACAACAAATAATAGTAGATTACCCGAACTACGAAAATATACAACATCAACAATATTTGCGAACCAATATGTTAGTGGTGGTAATTGGGGTAATGATGGTGTTGATTATCCAAATTCTCCATCAATAGAATATGTTGTATATTATATTGGTGGAATTCAATATATTGATGAAACATTAATAGACGGTGTTGAAACGACATTTACGTATACACCAAATAACACCAATAATTTTATTGATTTACCATATATAAAAAATATGGATAAAGAAAAAATTGTTGCTAACCCTAAAATTTCTGATGACGTATTTATAGAAAGAACAGATTTATCAGCATTTAATAAAAATTATAAGTTAGAATATATTAGGAATTTAGTGGATTTAACAACATATGCTGGTGGAAAATATTTTAATATAGTTAATAATTAAACGTATGGCAACAGGAATTTATGGAATAACAAGACCCGCAGATGTAAGCATCGATGATATTGATGTTTATTATAATTTTACTCCTAGCAGAGAAACGTTAAATAATTTTATCTATAAATTAGATTCAACGGAAATATTATCATATAATTATTTACCTGAAGATGAACAAATTGTAGGTAATGAAAATCTTTTAGAAGGTCTTTATAATTTAAGATTACCTGCAAGCGTTTTTAATTCATTGGGATTATATACAATTTATATTAAACCTAAAAAAATTGATACAATTATTCTTGATTGTAGTGTATTATCCTCTTTGCCAAACGTTAAGGGGATTGTGGTTGATGCTAACGATTTATCTGAAAATTTACGTGCGAATAATGCATTACAGGGGTATCGTATTGAGTATATTGATTCAGACACTAATAATAAAATAAGAAATCTTGTTCGTTATGTAGTAACATCAAATAAAGTTGTTCCTGTTACTGAAAATATTGGTAACACAACTCAGACAGCAACAAGATATAGATTTGATGATAGCGGAACATTAATGTTTCTACAATTAACCCCAAGTAGTGCATCTGATGTAAAACCAAATGTCTCACCATTTATTGGAACTCCAGATCAAATGATTTTAATATCAAACACATTTTTTTCACCACTTGTTATTGAAGTGGATATGGTTGCAAACACAATTGATACTCTTACTGATATAGTTGCTGGTGAACAAGTTAAAGATGTCGATAATGGTATTATCACATATTATGATTCAAATAGAGTAATAACAAAACAATTCAATATATTCGAAATAAAAGATGATGTTAATAATGTTCCATTATTTGAGGTTAAAGAAAGAAGAACAAATATTGATGAGAATCAAAATTTTGACCAAGTTATTGATGGGGTTGAATAATTCACATAAAACTAATTTAAAGAAATCCTAATTTAATTAATTAGGATTTTTCTTTTTATTGTATTTATAATAAATCGTAAAGACTGTGGGAAAAGTAAAAGTAGTAAATTCACAACTCAATGCAAATTTAAATGGGAGTTATTTTAATGACACACCATCTAATACAATATTTTCGTTTGGAAAGTTTTTTGTCACATCAAACTTCGATAATAAGGTAACTATTGATTATACAAACACTTTAAGTTCATTTGTTCAACCAATTTCTTTAGAATCTCTTAATGTTTCAACAACACAGTCTGAAATAATTGAAGAATACTCAACAAACGCAACATTAAACTTAGATAAATCAAATTTAAATACTTTTGTTAGGTATGGTTCGGCTTATGAATTTTTAAGAGTAGCTATTCAGGAAATAATCCTTGCATATCCGGGAAGTCTATTTCTTAACTCACAAACCATATTAAGTAGTAATTACACATATAGTGGATTTAGTTATAATGAAATCAAAAACGTTTCAACAATTTATGTACCTACAGCATATATGGAGAATAAATTTGGTTTAATATATAACGATGGTAATGAAACTTTGCCAGATGATGTCGAATTGAAGAATTTAAATGTTTCATATGATAAATATGTAATCTGGTCATCGTTAGACCCAGAAACATTATACCCTATAATTGGTTATACTGGTAATTCAACAAACACTAGTAATAATTTTATAAACACACACATAAAATTAGAAATTCAAGGAAACCCATTTACTTTTATGGGGACTGGTAGTACTGGTATTCTCGATTATCATATTAGACCAAATAATGTTGTTTTCGAAGAATTTAGGGCGTTATTAAGTCCATATGAAAGGAACATTGTTTCTTTTAGAGATGGTACTAATGGTTTTTCATTCACAATGAAAGACCCAAAACTACTCGATAGTGGTAAAATTATATATTCTAACACACAAATACTTTGGGTAACTAGTGATGGTTATAATATAGAAATTGATACACCAAATTATCAAAAATTTTTGGAAATAATGTTGACTATTGGTGGGAAATATGATAGTGTGAAAACCGATTTAATTGCAAGATTTTTAACACCATCCTCACTTAAAACATATGATTTTACTAGTGAAGGTAAAATACTTAAACTTCTAAGAATTTATGGTGAAGAATTTGATAAGATTAGGGAATTTATTGATTCTCTTGTACATATTAATAAAATAACATATGATAAAATTGATAATGTTCCTGATCAACTAATAAAAAATATGGCAAATACTTTTGGTTGGGATTATTTTTCATTAGTGAATGAAAGTGAATTAGTTGACGGATTCTTAACCATTGATGATGTTGAAAGGAATTTAAATGACAACACATTACCAGCAGAAATTGATATTGAACTTTGGAGAAGAATTATTAACAACACTAGTTATTTTTGGAAATCAAAAGGTACTCGCCAAGCGATAAAATCAATGTTTTTATTAATTGGAATACCAGAACCATTCATCAATATAACAGAATATGTTTATACTGTTGAGGGTAAAATCGACCCAAATACAGTTCCATTAACTCAGGCAGATTTTCCATCCAACTCATTACCATATGATACTGATGGTTATCCAATTGCACCGTTAGAGACAAGCGATTTCTATTTTCAAATTAGTGGTGATTCTGATGGTGGTCAAGCATATCTTGATGCGTTTCGTTTGGCTGGATTTAATTTGTCTGCAACAGTTGACAATAAAAAATCGTGGGTTCAATCTGGAGCAACAACAAGAATACATGATACAACACCACAATATTATCAAGAAGACAGTAGGTTAGTTATTAACACTAAAGAAGTTGATGTTGCACTTGATACCGCACGTGGAATTGAATATGATGTTTATGAATATATTCAAAAAGATTTTGCAGCAAATTCAAGTGGGTACACATTACCATATTCATATGTAAATATATCTTTATCATATAGTGGTGAAGAGAACACATTTACATTACCTTATGATGTGAATGGACTTCAAGGGGATTTCGAAGTTAGATATAATGGTATTTTACTTAATGCACCTAAGAGTGGGTCAACTGAGGAATTGACACGTGCAGATTATACTGTTTCAGGAAATAGTTTCACATTAGTTAGTGGGGTTGCAAGAAATTTGGGAACTAGAAGAGATGTGATTCAAGCAACATTTGTTAATTCTGGTACGACAAGTGCTATTAGTGGAATAACTGTTGAATATATAGTTACAAGACTTCAAGCATCGTATGGGAACATATATCTTGATCTACCAAGTTACCCACGTGGTGATCTACAAGTAACTATTAATGGTATTGCACTTACTAAAGGTACTCCACAATTTACAGCAGACTATATCTTAGACCCAGCAAATTCAAGTGGTGGGACTAATCGAATAATTATTCAGAATCCTGAAGTTATAACTTTTCTTAATTCAAATCCAGAAGTACAGGTTTCATATATGACTGTAACTGGTAGTGATGATATTAATTTAAGAAGTGAAGTTATTAGAGTTGATAGTTTTAATACAAATAAAATCTATTTCAATGCAAGTGCAAATAAATATGTATATAAACTTAATTACAAAGCAACTAAAGCTAGTGACGTTAAGTTTTTAATTAACGGAATTGCGTTAGAACCAATTTTGGATTATAACATTAATGTGATGAATCAGTTTGAAATATTTTTACCAAGAGGTATAAAGTATGGTGATGTGATCACAGTATATTATCTTGTAGCAAATAGTAGTGCATTTACTCCTGTTGTTAATGATAGTTTTGGTCTTGGTGATATTAGTGAATTGTCGTTTCTTGAATTTATTGAATTGATTCAGAGAAAAATGATTAATGCCAGAAACAGACAAACAATAAGTGATTTTAAAGGTGGGTGGTATCCAGCTTTATTAAGAATTTATGAAACATATTTAGAAAGGGCAACTCTTTCAGATGATAATCCATTACAATCAAATGGTTATACATTTCAGAATCTATATCCGTTTTTAAGTAAATATAATGCATTCTTCCAAAGATTTGTTGATCAATTATTATCTTCAACAATAATTATTAAAAGAGGTGGGTTATTAATTAGAAATAGTGTTTTCACAAAACAAAAACATATGTATAAAAGAGGTGTTAGTTTTAATCAACTTAATCAATATTTTGGCGACGATGGTAGTTTGTTTCAAACAGTACAAACAATTGAACCACCACCAGAACCACCACCAGAAGACATTAATTTATATGTTGAAACAACTGAGGGTGTGCTTGGTAGTTTAACAACAGGTGGGGAAAATATTTATAATTTTGCTCAAGTATGTGAATATGGTGTTGATTATAAAATAAATAATATTGGTTCTGAGTGGATAAGGGTGTCAGAAACAGGGACACTTTCAGTTGATAATTATAGTATGACGTTAAATGATATTGATGATGATACGACATATGATTATCGTGCATTTGTAATATCACCTTGGACAGCTACAACAGCTAATAATGTTAGAATAATAACGACACCACCGCCACCACCACCGCCACCATCAGTGGAAACTAGAGTTGCTCATCATGTGGAAACATATTCAACAGGTGGTATATATTATAATAGAATAGTAGATACTGGGTTAATTAATGTTGTCCAATACGGTAATATTGATTATTATGCAGTTCAATATAGAAAAGGTACTACTGGTGGTTGGTCAACAGCACCATCATCACCATTAAACGGACCGCTTTCGGTGGATTATTCTCAGAATATAACAATATCTGGTTTAGATAATGACAGTGTTTATCAATATCGTGCATATATGTTAATGGCAGGAAGTGGTGATGAATATTATGGGAATATAATTGAAGTTACAACATTAGCTGAACCAATAATTGCTTCTTCACTTGATACTGGAACTGCTGGTTCAATAAGTGTTGATAGTTTTATCGTGAATAATAGTATCATTACAGATGGTGGAAACCCAATAACGATGAATGAATGGGGAATATTATATACTGATTCTTCATTTTATGGACAAACTGCTTGTTTAAAATATGAAAATACTAATGTTTGTAAAGTTTCATCATGTAGTAATCAAGATGTTGGACAAGAATGGCATAAATCATTAAGTGGTTTAGAATCAGATACAACAATATATTTTAGGTCATTCGCTAAAAATATTTGTGAGTGCGTTGGTTATGGTAGTGTGAAAAATACAACTACTTTACCAATAATAGCAGCAACACTTGCAACAGGAACTGCTGCTGCTATAACAATTAATAGTTTTAATATAAATGATAGTAGAATAGATAGTGCTGCTACACCAGTATGTATTAATGAATATGGTATATTATATACTCAATGTTCAACATATGGTACTGATAAGAATTTAGTATATGGTAGTGCTAGTTCATATGTTTGTTGTGTTTCAACATTAGGTAATCAAGATGTTGGACAAGAATGGCATAAATCATTAAGTGGTTTACTTCCAGAGTGTACAACATATTATAGAGCATTTGCTAAAAATTGTTGTGAATGTACTGGCTATGGTTCAATTTGTAGAACTGATACGTTACCACTAGTTGCTCCAACATTTTGTACAGGTACTGTTGGTTCAATAACTGTTGATAGTTTTGTTGTTAATGAAAGTGAATTGACTGTTTATGGTGACCCACCAACAATTAATGAATATGGAATATTATATACTGACTGTGCAACATATGGTACTACAGCAAATTTGAAAAAGGGCAAAGTTTGTGTTAGTTGCATTTCTACTTTTGATAATGTAAGTGTTGGGGAATTATTTACTTGTACTTTATCTAGTCTTACATCAGACACTACATACTATTTTAGATCATTCGGTGAGAATCTTTGTAATTGTTTTGGTTATGGTGCTGTGTGTAATGCAACTACTTTAGCAATAGTTGCACCCACAGTGGATACTGGTACTGCTGGTTCAATAACAGTTGATAGTTTTGCTGTTAATGATAGTCAGATGAGTATTTATGGTGTTCCTGAAGCAACTAATGAATATGGAATATTATATACCGACTGTTCATTTTATGGTCAACCAGAATATTTAGTGTATGATAGTCCAAATCCAGAAGTTTGTATGGTTTCATCATGTGCTCTTATTGATCAGGAAGAACTATTTACTAAAACATTATCTGGTCTTCCATCAAACACATCTATATATCATAGAGCATTTGTTAAAAATACTTGTGATTGTGTTGGGTATGGTACTGTGAAAACAACAGCTACATTAGAAATAGTTGCACCTACAATGTGTACTGGTACTGCTGGTACAATAACAACCAATAGTTTTAATGTGAATGATAGTGATATGACTGCTTATGGTGTTCCAACAACTATTAATGAATATGGAATATTATATACTGAATGTTCAACCTATGGTGTTGATAAGAATTTAAAATATGGAAGTGCTAGTTCATATGTTTGTTGTGTTTCAACATGTGGTGTTATGAGTGTTGGTGAACAATTTACTAAAACATTATCTGGTTTATCATCATCAACAACAGTATATTTTAGGTCATTCGCTAAAAATATTTGTGAGTGTGTTGGGTATGGTGTGGTGTGTAATGCAAGTACAACATAATGAATAGTGAAATTTAATTTAAAAAATAAACATAAGTATTTATAATAAAAATAAATAAATGGGATTCATAGAGAAAAAAGACCCGATAGTATTAAATATCAAATTGACCTCAAAAGGTAGGGAACAACTATCTAAAGGTGAATTAGATTTTAAATATTATGCTCTTGGGGATAGTGAAATTGATTATACTTTTAATGCTAATGTTCATGCTGAAGATAGTGAATATACAGCATTTAATGCATCAATATTAAAACCAGCTAACAAGAACCCAAATATAATTTCATTTATTACGAAAAATTTAAGTGGTGATACACTTAATGAAATAACGAATGTACCTTCAACACCATATGTTGTTGAAAACGAAATAGAATCTCTAGGATTTTTCACAAACAATAACACTGAATTTATTAGTGATAGTAATCATGTGAAACAACCAGATGCCATGATTGATATGAGTAATGTTGTTGGTGGAAATTCAATAATATTAGAAAAATCACCAACATACGGGAGTAGTGGTGAAGAACCAGCAGTTGGTGATATTTTGTTTGTTAGGTGGACACAAGATGTTAGTACAACAGGAGTTAGTGTAACAAAAACATACCCAACACCAAATTTATTTTATAGAATAACTGGAATTACTAGTGGTTCGTTAGCTGGTGGTAGTGTGAATGTTGCTGTTGATAGAGAAATACCAGATTTTAGTCCACAAACATTTTCAAGTGTTTATGCTGGTGCAATGATATATTATAATGAGATTAATTTTAGTGGTGATACTGTGCTCAGTATGTCAGAAACTGATTATCTTGATGAAGCAGTTTTAACCTTTTTAGAAAATAGTCAATGTCCAACAATAGTATTTCCATATTGGAATATGTCAATTATTTTTACTGAAGAAATTATTGGTGTACAAGCAGGTGATTTAAAATATACTGAATTTAAAAATAGAACAATGGGTGGTTTTGTATCATACATACAAAATCAAGCACCAACATATAAAAAATTAGGTGTTATACATTATACAAATTCAAGTCCAGCAAATGTGTATGGGGAAGGGTTTCTAAATGATACACCAACCCTTGATATCCCAACAATTATGTGGCATAAATCAACTACTAAAACATTAGGAACAACATTATCTCCGATTGGTGGTCAACAATTATTAAGTGGACTTAATATTTATTATTATGATTTAGGCGACCCTGAAGGTTTTGTTGTTGGAAAAGTATTTCCTGATTTAAAAATATTTGTAATTGAAGATCAAGAATTACTATTTGCAATGTCATATAAATCAAACAGATCATGGACACTTCCAGATTATACAGCAGTTACTGCCGTATTACCCGATGTTCCAGCAGGTATTGCAGTTACTTGGCTTCAACCAGTAGTTAATGCAACAAATGCATCACTTGTTTGTGCCCAATATTGTCATAGCACATCTGGTAGCTGGTTAAATTTTACTGGTAGTAAATCATTAATTGGTGTTGAAGATACTGGATATAGGGTTTATACTTGTAGAATAAGTGGAAGCACTTCAACATGTGTATCTGCAATTGATATTGGAACAGAAGTTAGTTTTGATAACTCATGTGTTGTGGCACATAGTGGTGATATTTATGTTGCGACATTAAGTAATGTGACTGGTGCTACTAGCACAAGCAGTTATTATTTCAAAGGTGTTATAGATACTGAAATAGCACCCGGAGCATAATATAATATTAAAACTATTTATTAAATAAGGAAATTTAAAGTAAATAAATAATGAACGGAAATACAGTATTCATATCATATATTTTAATACCATCAGGACTTAGTACTGGTAGTTATAGTCAACCAATACATTGTAACTATATAAAGAAAATTAACTTAGGTACAAGTGACCCATTAATACAAGAAGTTAGTTTAAATTTTCCACATATTGATGATTTTAAGTTTTTAAATAATAGTGTTAGTGATAAAACAGGATATACTGTAAATAGAATATATGCTTTAGTACAAATTGTAAGTAACGATTCGTTTAATAGTTTTGATGAAGTTACACCTGATTCAACAGATTGGAGAAAACTTAATATAACAAATCAGGTAACAGGTTATTCAGCAAGTGATTCTTGGGTATTAAGTGGTGCTGAACTTACAAGTGTTGTATTTAAAATATCATTATTACAATACTATACAGCGACAATATTTGAACCATATGATTTAACATATTTAAATTACCCATCTTCAGGTCAAGGAGATGAATTAGTTTTTGGAGATGCTACATATTTTTTTGGTAATGTTAAAACAACAATTAAAGCTGATGTATATACAACTGATCTTAACATTAATATATACCTCAATGAATTTAATTCAACAACAAATCCAACTTGGAGTGGTCTTGAAACAGTATATATTACTGAAGTTGGAATATATGATAGTAATAAAAATTTAGTTGCTATTGGTAAATTAAATGACCCAGTAGCTAAAGATAGCACAATTGCCAGAACAATTCTTTTTAATTTAGATTTTTAAATTTTACTCTTTTATAAAAAAAATGCGGAAATCTATAATTTTTTATAATTTCTTAGTATTTATTATAAAATTATAAAAGATGAAAAACATAGAATTTACATCAACAAAACCAAAATCAGTTATTATTGACGGTGATTTACATAGTAAGTTTAAATTATTATGTAAGGGAAAAAGTTTAAAAATTGGTGGTGTAATTGAGGAACTAATTAAATTATACTTGGAAAATCCTAAAAAAATTCAAACATTAATTGAAGAAGTAAATGAAATTAATTACGAACAATTACACAAATAATTATGGAAAAATACATTTGGTCATTAGATATTAGTACAACAAACATTGGAAGTGCGTTATGGGATGATAAGGGTAAACTTATTGAACTTAAACATCTTTCATTAAAAACTGATAGCAATATACCTATTGAAGACAGAGACATACATAAAGCTGAAACATTTAGAAAATATGTTGAAGATTTTAAAGAACGAATATTACATGAACTTAATGGTGAAATTACTAATATAATTGTTGAGCAACCTCTTGGTGGAAGCAATAACTCTAATACTGTGTCGTTGTTATTTGGTTTCAATGGTATTTGTAGATATATATTATTTACTGTTTTTAACATATACCCTAGAAAAATTAGTGTTTATGATTCACGTAAATTATTTTGTGATGAATTAGTTAAAGTTTCAACAGTAAAAGGGGAAAGAAAAGAAACATTATCATTTCCATTTGAATATCGAAAGAAAAAGAAGTTGTATATTTGGGAAAAAGTTAGTAAATTAGAACCCCAAATTGAGTGGTTTTATAAGAAAAACAGCAAAGACCCTAAAGATATGTGTTTTGATATGTCAGATAGTTATTGTGTTGGTTATGCTGGCTTAAAACAATTGGGTATTATTAAATGAAATATATATATTTAATTCAATCATTAGAAAACGGTTATTACAAAATAGGTGTATCCAAACACCCCCAGAAGAGAATTAAAGAATTACAAACAGGAAATTCATCTGAATTAAAGTTGATTCAATCATATATGTCCGAACATGCACATATGATTGAAAAATCATTACAACGCCAATATCTTCATTTAAAAAAAGAAGGTGAGTGGTTTGATTTATCTATTAAAGAGGATGTTACGTTCAAATCAGATTGTAAGAAAATTGAAAATAGTATTAATATTTTGAGAAAAAATGGTAACGTATTTTTATAAACCTTGTATTTTCAATATATTTATTATAAGTTTGGAAAAAAATAAATTATTTTATAAAATAAATAAATAATGAAAAGACGAAGAATAGAAAATGCAGTAAAAGTAATTAATTTTGCAATCGATAATCAGATATCAGTAAAAGAGGCATCAGTAGCATTTGGACTTTCTGATACTTATGTTAAGAATGTAAAAGCCGATGTTTATCATAAACGTGACAAAGGGACAATAAGTGATGAATTTTTTAATATGTTTAATACTGCTTATGAAAGATATATTACAAACTTTGTTGGTAAAGCTGGAGCACCAGCACGAAAAGTAGATAAAGTAACTACCCAACTAGAATCAAATAGACCCAAAGACATACCTAAAACTGGTAATAGGGAAAGTTTTAAGGCGAATGGTGATAAAGCTGAATATGAGTGGGTTGGTGATAGTAATTATTCCTCAGATCATATTAGAACATTAGACCAATTATTAGCTGCAACAAATGTTGATACTAATGAATGGAAAGTAAAAGATTATTTGATTAATAAATGGGATGTCACAAGTTGGAAAACTGGTGAAGCAGAGACTAAACAAAATTTTCAAGTTAAAGCACGATTAGAGAGAGACTTAAAATTTGTTAAAGAAAGAATAGCTGGGGAAGTCTTTCAAGAAATGGTAAAAAATTATACCCCACCATTATTATCAGTTAATCTCAGAGATAAATTTACTGATAGTGAAGATAATAATCTTTTAGAAGTTTCAATTTTTGATTTACATATTGGTAAATTAGCGTGGGGTGGTGAAACTTTCGAAAATTATGACGTGAAAATTGCCAGTCAAAGATTTATGACTGCAATTGAAAAATTACTTAAAGGTGCAAGTGGTTTTAACTATAATAGAATATTATTTCCTATTGGGAATGATTTCTTTAATAGTGATAATATGCTTAATACAACAACTAAAGGCACACCGCAGGATGAGGATTTAAGGTGGCAAAAAACATTTGATGTTGGTACTCGACTACTTATCGATGCAATTAATTTATTGAAACAAAGTGGTGTTCCTGTTGATGTGGTGGTAATCCCCGGTAATCATGATTTCGAACGTAGTTTTTATATGGGTAGTGTTCTTCAAGCATGGTTTACTCACGACATTAACGTTAATATAAATAATGGTGCATCACCAAGAAAATATTATAGATTTGGTAACTTATTGCTTGGATTAACTCATGGTAATGAAGAAAAAGAAGCATCACTTCCAATGTTAATGGCAACCGATATTGAATCTAAACCTATGTGGAGTGAAACTAAATTTCATGAATGGCATTTAGGTCACATACATAGAAAGAGAAATGTAAAATATACCGTTCTTGATAAATCAAGGACATTGGATGAAGAATTAGGTGTTACAATTAGATATTTATCAAGTTTAACTGGTACTGAAGAATGGCATCATAAAAAAGGTTTTGTTGGTTCAACTAAAGCTGCTGATGCGTTTATTTGGAATCATGAATTTGGTCTAGTAGCACATTTAAACACAAATTTAATAATTGAATAATATGGAAACAAAAAAAAATGTGATTGGTTTAGCAAAAAGTAGTAAAACTGCTTCAAAAAAAACAACACCAAAAAAAACAACAAGAAAAACTGTAAGGACGAAAAAACCTACAGCGATAAAATTAACCCCTTCTGAGGAACGTGACTTAAAAGCTAAAGCTAAAGTTGATGAATTACTTCAAGGTGTCGATTTGGATTTGAATAAGAAAAAGGATTTAATTGTACTCGATGAAACCCCCAAGAAAAATGATAGAACTCTTGCATGGCTTGAAGAACAAGTGGCATTACAAGCTAAAGAGATTGAAACCCTAAGAACTGAATTAGCTAATACTAAAGCTAATGGTGGAAATGTTGATGAAAATCTCAAGGGAACAGTAATTGCATTATTTAATGAATTGCAAGACAATCATATTAAACTAGGAACTAATCATCAAACTGGTGTTGGTAATTTTAGAATATACACGCCCGGATTCTTAAATCGTTTGATTAAATTTTTCCCATTTTTAAATGAAGTGAAAAAATATTAAAAAGTTGTTCTTTATAAAGTAAGGTAAATTCTCTTAAGACATTGTTTTAAGAGAATTTTTTTTGTATATTTACCCCATAAAAAATAAATTATGAGCATTAGAGGACAGGAATTTCATTCTATAATCCAAAACATTTTTAATGATGTTAACGGTTATTTAAGTTCTGAACAATTGCAGGTCAATTGCCCTCATTGTCAAGAAAGAGATGGTCTTGAATATCCTGATGGTAAGTTTAACTTAGAAATCAATACTAATAAACGAATGTTCCGATGTTGGAAATGTGATGAACCTAAATTTAGTGGTTCATTAGGAAAACTTATTAGAATATTTGGTACTAAAATTGATTATGATGTTTATAAATCATATGCAGGGAATCTTCAAGATTATATTCATGATGATGAAGAGAAGGAATATGTTCAGGTAAAATTACCTGAAGAAACAATATTTTTCTCTAATATGGAAGTTACTAATCCTGAACATTTTGAAGCATATAATTACTTAGTGAATGAAAGAAAAATAAGCCGAGAAATTATTTTGAAATTCCGACTTGGTTTTTGTACTACTGGAAAATATGCAAAAAGAATAATTATCCCATCATATGATGCATACGGAGAAGTTAATTATTTTGTTAGTAGATATTATGGAAATGATTTAAAAACTAAAAAGAAAGCACCATATCTTAATCCTGATGCAGATAAAAGTACATTTATCTTTAATGAGGGTTTAATTAATTGGGACTCAACAGTATATCTTGTTGAAGGTGCTTTCGAAATGTTATCTTTCCCAGTAAATATAATTCCAATGTTAGGAAAAACACTTCATACTGCATTATTTATGAAGTTAAAAGAATTAAAACCTAATGTTGTTGTGTTATTAGACCCAGATGCATACAAAGATAGTATAAACATATTTTATATGTTACAAACTATTTATGTTGGTTGTGAAGAAAGGGTTAAGATTATCAAATTACCAAATAATGATGATTTGGATGAAATTAGAAAAAAACATGGAATAGATGAAGTTATTAAATGCTTATATACTGCAAGGGATTTGGTCGTCGATGATTTTTTCGTACAAAAGTTAAATAAACCATATGATAGAGACTCAAACAGAAATAGAACTCATTCAAGATATTTTGAAGGGAAACGCTAAAGCACAAGAAATACTTTATGAAAAATATAGTAAGTCTGTTAAAGATTTTTTAAAAAAGAAATATTCGGAATATCATGATATCGATGATGATGTATCTGAAATTATGGTTAAAGTTTTTATGAAGCTAGATACTTATAATAAAGATAAATCAAAATTTAGTTCATGGGTTTTTACTATTGCGAAATATCATGTTATTGATAAGTGGCGTTGTAACTCAAATAATATAACATTTAGTAATAATTTAGTGTTTGATTCAGCATCAAATATGTCAAATAATAATTTAATGTTTAATACTACGAATACAATAAATACTGATTTTGAAAGTTGTAATTCTCTTAATTATATATCAACACAGTTATCTCCAACAGACTATACTCTATTAGATATGAAATATGTTCAAGGATATAATTATAAGGAAATTGGGTTAGAATTTAATGTTACTAGTTCAACAATTAGTAATAGAGTTAATTATATTAAAACAAAATTAAAGAAAGATAATCCTGAAATAATTTACGAATAAAAAAAGGTGTCGAATTCGACACCTTTTTATTTGGAACTTTTAATTGTTACGTAATTTCGATTGTTTTTTTTATTTTCTTCTTGTTAATTATTTTTGGGATAGTAACAATTAACATTCCTTCCTTCATCTTTCCTTCGATCTCATTGATATCAGCATTATTTGGAAGCGTAAATGATCTTTTATATTTGCCGAAATACAATTCTTTACGATTATACTTATGTTTGTTGTCTCTTTTACGTTCGGCTTCAATAATTAGAACATTATCTTTAGTATCAACACTAATATCTTCTTTTTTTACCCCAGCTAGTTCCATTTCGATAATATATTCATTATCATTTTCAATAATATCATGTGCTGGACATTTTCTTGATGTAATATCAAGTGATTCATCAAAAAGAGTATCAAAAATATCCATAAATTGAATTGTTGGGTTTCTTAAACTTAAATTATACATAATTCTTTAATTTTTATATGTTGTTATTATAATTAATTTCTATACCCATTACGAATATTATGCCACTGAGAATTGTCTGACTTTTTGTCATGATTTCATTCCAAAAAATACAATTTTTGACAAAAATAAAATTCCTTGCATTTAATAGGTGTTTTCGATATATTTGTGAAAAATTTTATATATGGTAAAAAAGATTGCTCACATTAGTGATATTCATATACGAAAAACACCTACCCGTAATAAAGAATATCAACAAGTATTTGATAATTTAATGTTATCGTTAAAAAAAGAAAAACCAGACAGAATTGTTGTTGTTGGTGACCTTGTTCACGATTATCTTGATCTTCAAGGAGAACAATTAATAATGGCAAGTAGTTTCCTTAATTCATTAAGTGAAATTGCACCTGTTCGCATAACTAGAGGTAATCATGATTGTTTAAGAAAGAATTTAAAACGTGTCGATAGTGTTAAAGCTATTGTGGAAACATTACATAACCCAAAAGTTGTTTATTATGATAAAACCGATGTGTTTTATGATGAAAATATTGCATGGTTTGTTTGGCATCATGGTGAAAAAAATAATAATCCTTGGAAAACAAAAGAAGGTAAGATTTATGAAAAATTAAGAAAAACTTCTGTTACTAAAGATGAAAATGGTGAATGGGAGAAACCTATATATACTGCGATTGATCTTTTTCATGACCCTATTAGTGGTTGTAAATCTACCACAGGATTTGAAATGAAAAGTAAATCATATTATAAGGTTAGTGACTTTAAAGGTGATTTATCATTATTTGGTGATATTCATAAGGTGCAATTTCTTGATAAAAAACAAACTAAAGCATATTGTGGTTCATTAATAGCACAAGACGTTACTGAAGGTGATGATAATTTTCATGGTTATCTTCTTTGGGATGTTGAGGAACAAGTAGCATCACTCATCCCAGTACCAAATGAATATTCATTCCATAATATAAAGATTACACCATATACTGATTTTGATGACTTGGATATTGATATTGATAACCCAACAAAATTTATGAAAATTAGATTTATTTGGGGTACATTACCACAAACACGTAACAATGAAAACGAGAGAAAGTTAATTGAATATATTAAAGGTTATTTATTTAAAGAAGATATTGTTACAATTTCACATAAGAATGAATTTATTGAGAGCGAAAAAATTGATGTAAATGAAAACATTACATTAGAAAATGTTACTGATGATGCTGTTCAGCAAGAAATTTTTAAAGAATATCTAACTAAAATTGGTGCTGATGAACAATTAATTAATGATGTTATTGCTCTTGATAATGAAATTATTAATGAAATTGATATTCCAGAAGATCAATGTGTTGAGTGGAATATTATTAAATTTGGTGGGAACAATTTCATGTCATATGAGAAATTGGATATTGATTGGAGACAAATGAACGGATTGTTTCAAATAAATGGTGTTAATACTGGGGGTAAAACAACAATATTAAAAATTTTATCATATATATTGTTTGGTAAAACATTAGAAACAGAAAATCGGATAAAATTTGGTGATAAACGTTTTGTAAATAATAGAAATAATGCCACTTTTTGTGATGCTTATATGGTATTGGAAGCTAATGGTGAATATTATGGAATTAAGAAAAAAACAGAAATTAACACAAATAAGTCGGGAGAAATCAGTGGTGCACCAACATCATTAAGCTATTATATTCTCAATACTCCTGATGATGACATGACTGATGATAAACTTCTTGAAAAACTTGATGATGTTAGACGTGTTAAGACACAGAAGAAAATTGAAGGTATTATCGGTTCATATGAAAATTTCATGCGAATCGTAATGACAACATCAGATACATTAAATAGAATATTGTCAAATGATATGGCAATTTTTATTGATTCATTATTATTTGATAGTGGTTTAGATATTTTCGATAAAAAACTTGAAGGTTTTAAAGCATATCAGAAACGTGCTAATGAAAAATCACGAGTGGTTTGTAATGTTGAACTTAAATTACTTGATAATATTAGACTTACAGAAGAAATTGCTACTCTTAATGATGAAGTAACCGAGATTGAGTCAATTAAATTACCAACGATTAGTAATAGTATTGAAAAGGGTCGTGAGTATCTGGAAACATTAACAAAAAAATTATATAAAATAGATAGTGAAATATACAATCTGGACGTAGATGATGCACGAGAGGATATAAGTAACCACAAAAGGAACATCGTTGAAATTAAAGCACGTAAAGCTATTCTAAATGAGAGTATTAATCAATTACAGGAATCATTTGATGAAAAGAAACTAAATGAACTTATTTTGAAACGTGATAATCATAAACAGATAATTTACGATAAGAAAATTGAAATAAAAGAAAAGGAAAGACTGAAAAGTGAGCATCAACATAAGATTGAAATTATTAATGGGAAGATTTTTAATTTAAAAAGGGATGGTAAAACAAAAAAAGATGAAATTATTGTTTTAAAAAATAGTAAAGTTTGTACTCTTTGTGGACAAGTGATTGAAAAAAAGGAACATAAGGAACATATTAATACTAAAGTTAAGGAAAATGAAACTGAAATGTTTAGTATTGCTAAACAAATAGATGAATTTAAATCAGAAATAGAAACTGATTGGACTCCAAAAATTGAAATTATTGATAAAAATATAGTTGAAATTAATAAGAAAATTGATGATCTTGGTTTAGAGATGGAGGAAGTTTTAAAAGATATTGGTGTTCTTAATAATGAGAAAAATGATGTTGAGAAACGTAAGGAACTTCAAGTTGAATTCAATACAATTCCAACTCAGATTCAAAATGAAGAACTAATGATTGGAATATTAGAACAAAAAATTGTTAGTCATGAAAATAGTTTATTACATATTGAAGAAAATAAAAGAATTGGAAAAGGTATTGATGCAGCTAAATTGAAAATAATTGCATTGGAAACCGAAGAAGAAAATGAGAAGGAAAATGTTTTCATAAAAAAAACAAGTATTGGTGATAAGGGAATAACATTACAAGAGAATAAATTATTAATAGATGAATATAAATTGCAAGAATATCAAGATAGTGTTATGGCAACATATAAAAAGTGTGTTCATCGAGATGGTATTCCTAGACAAATGTTAAGTAGTTATATTATACCTAAAATTAATTTAACGCTTGAAAAAATATTATCTGTGGCACAATTTAAGATTTGGCTTGATGTTGATGATCTTAGACCAAAACTAATTTATTATGATAGACCAACAGCAGTTATAGATTGTATTAGTGCGAGTGGAAAGGAAAGAACATTTAGTAGTGTTGTGTTGAAATTTGCATTAAATCAGATTAATGTAAAAGCTAAACCATCGATATTCTTATTAGATGAGGTTATGGGTAAATTGGATGAAAATAGTGTGGAAGAATTTATTGAAATCTTACAATTAATCAAATTGAAAATGAAAAAAATTCTTGTTATTGAGCATACAGTAAACTTAAATCCTGATTATCTAATTAATGTACAGTTAAATGATGATGGAATTTCATCATTAACAATTGAATAGAAAGTGATATTCTAGTATTTATTGGAAATGATAAATCATGGATGCTCAAAAATACGATAAACTCAGAACTAAGATAAAAACAAAAGATTTTGAGGGAAATAATAAGAATTTAGATAAATGGTTATTTATATTTTCAATCATTGGAAATATAGGTTCTGTGTTTTTTTCATATTTCTTAGTCTTCCCCGGTCTTAAGAAAGCAATAACAATTAATCTTATTGAAGGTGGGTGGGCAATTTTCCTTTCGTTATTAGTTACAGTTGTTTTTCTTTCATCATTTGAGATAATCAAGAGATATTTTATTAAAAGTTTTTCTGCCGATTATGTTGCTAATGAAAAACGTTTTAAGTTAAAAAATCTTAGTTGGTTAGCAATTTCGATTGCAATAATTGTATTAAGTTTTTATTTATCACTTGTTGGTTCAAAAAATTTAGCTTCTACTAGTGTGGTAAAAAATGAAATTGCGAAAACTGAGTTGGGTTCAATAGAGGATAGTGTTTCTTTAAAGTTTGAAGAAGAAAAAGAAATATATTTAAATGATAATGTTTCATTAAGAAAGATTAATATTGATTTAAGAAATAAATTAACTGAAACACCTTTAAATTATTTAACTGCGAGAAGAGAGTATCAAACAAGTATAGATAAAAATATTGAAATTATTGAGAAAAATCGACTTGAGATTGAAAAAATAGAAAAAAAAATAAAAGAGAGGATAAAAGAATTTAAAAATGAATTAAATTCAACTAAGGCAGAAAATAAAGATGATGATTTAGGTAATATAATATTATTTCTAATTATTGCCATTGCTTGTGAGATTACAATCATCGGGGGTGTGTATTTCAGAGAGTATTATGAAAATCGTCTTTATGTTTTAAATCAAGAAAAGTATGAGTTTATATATCAGAAAAAAGATAGGTATCGTGCATTATTAACATATATCTATAATGGTGGTAATTTAAAAGTTGGTGAATTAGTAATTAGCGGTAAAGTATTAAAAGATATTGTAAAAGAAAAGTCTAAAATCCAAAATTCAAATAAAGTTATTGAAGAATTCTTGCATGAGATGGATAATTTAGGTATTTTTACAGTAATTGGTAAAAGACGACACATTGGAATTAAATATGAAGATGCGTTAAATATAATTGAAAACTATGATGATACATTACGTATCATTGAAAACATGATATAATTTTAAATTAAAAAGATATGAGTGATTCAAAAGAAATTGGGGACATAATAAAAGAAGCATTAAAAATTGTAGATAAATTAGGTGATCTCGATATTGAGGATAATGAAGACATTGAGGATATTGAAGAATTAATTGATAAAGCAAAAAAATTAAAAAAAAATAGATTATGGAAACTAAATTAGTTGGAAAAGAAGCAAAAAGAGCAACTAAGATTATATATGGCTCTCCATATATAATAAACAAATGGGACTTACGTTTTATGAGAATTGCTGATTTAGAAATAGCACAATGGTCAAAAGATCGTTCAAGTAAAGTTGGTGCTGTTATTGTGAAAGACAGGGAAATTATAACGTCAGGATTTAATGGTATGCCTAGAGGTTGTGATGATGATGTTGAAGCAAGACATGAAAGACCAGAAAAATATTTTTGGTTCAAACATGCAGAAGAAAATGCTATTGTGAATGCAGCCAGACAAGGTAAAAGTACATTAGATTGTGATATGTATCTTAATTGGTATCCATGTGATGCATGTGCTGGGATTGTAGTTAATGCTGGGATTAAAAGAATATATTGTGATCAAGAACCAGAATGGGAACACGAGAAGTGGGGTGATGGATTCAAAAGAGCTAAAACTATTTTAGATGAAGGTGGTGTAGAAGTAATTTATATGAATTATAATGCGCATAGATAAGAAAACATATCAGGTATCAGAGATTAATCGTTATAAAAATAAAACAGTTAAGACTCAAATTGTAATTGGTTTTAGTTTAAGAAAAGATAATTACCATATACTAAGACTACAAAATAAAGATTATGGTAAATCAAAAAGATGGAATACCTATACTATTAGTAG